GACTATATGAACAAAAAGACGCCCACCTCGGATGAGGAAGTGGCGCTGCTGGGCTATCTGGACGCGGCGACGCTCAACATTGACCGCGTGCTGAACCGCTGGCACGCGGGCGCGGAGTATTTCGCGGCAGCGGCCACGGCGACCACGCGCCAGTTTGTGGCGCGCGGCTCCACCTCTTTGCTGATTGATGACTGCATCGACATTACGGCGGTAGAGTCGCGTAGCGTGGGAGGAGACTGGGAGCCGTGGGGCGCTGGCGATTACCTTGCCGCGCGTGGCGGTGGACGTCACGTACAATTCGACGCGCTGCCGTACAACGTGCTCCTGGTTAATCCTTCCGGCTCGCGGCGTTGCTTCCCCGGCACGCAGTCCGGCGCGCCTTATCCGAATGTGCGGGTAACGGCGCGGTGGGGCTTTTCCGCGTCGCCCCCCGCAGACATCCAGGCGGCGTGCATCGAGCAGGCGGCGCGCTGGTTCAAGCGGGCGCAGTCGGCCATGAGCGACACGCTGGCCGATTCGGAGACCGGCTTGCTGATGTATGTTAAGGCACTAGATCCAGACATCGAACGCAAACTGAGCCACGGGCGCTACTACCGCCCGGCGCTAGGTGGCTAATGGACGACCTGAGTATTGAAATCAGAGGACTCAAAGAGACGCAAGCCGCACTCGAAAAGGCAACGGCAGCGCTCACGGGGCCACCGATGGTTGCGGGGATGCGGCGCGCCACCTTGCTGGTGCAAGCGAGCGCCAAGCGCAAAGCTCCCGTAGACACCGGACGCTTGCGGGCGAGCATCACGCCAGAGGTGCAAACGCGCGCCGATGGCGTCGTGGGCATCGTCGGCTCCAACGTCAAGTACGCGCCTTTCGTAGAACTGGGCACGCGGCGGCATTTTGTGCCGGGGCGCTATATCGGCGGCTGGGCGCAGCGTCACGGCATGTTCAAAGGCGCAAAAAGCGTCAGCATGAACTTCGGCATCATGGTCAGCGGCAAGGCGCAGCCGTTCCTACAGCCGGCTTTCGAGGAGAATGCCGAGCGCATTTTCCAGGCGCTGGGCACGGCGGTCAGTATCATCGTGACGGAGGCGGGCAATGCCTAGAGTGACGCTACCGGAGATTGTGGACGCGGTTGCGGACAAGTTGCGCTTGGCGACGGTCATCATGCCGGGTGAGTTGGTCGCGCGCGCGTTCACGGTGCAATCCTACGATGAACTGACCGAGGCCATCCAGGACTTGCCGACCATCCAGGTGTACCCTGAGTTGGAGCAGGTAGACGCTAACGGCGTGACCGACCGCACGACGCTCAAGGTCGGCACGCAGCACGCGCAGGTGGTGCTCACCATTCGCACGTTTGCGCGGCAACGCTCGCACCTCGCGGATGATATGGCGGCGGCAGTAAAATGCTGGGATATGGTAGACAAGGTGCTAGAGGATGTGAGCACCGACTGCCTGCCGTTTTTCGATCTGACCGGTATCCGCGCCTTCAACTGGACGGCAACTTTCACGCCATTCCAGTACGGCAACGTGACCTATGCTGGCGTGGAGCACACATTGAATTTGGAGGTGTATTAGTGCTCAGAGCCTTGACCAATCTCAGACACGGCACGATGCTGATTCGTAAAGGCGACCTGATACGCGAGAGCGTTTTTAGCGCCAAGACGCGCGGCGTGCTCATCGCACAAGGACGCCTTGCGCCGGTACAAGGGCCGCCCGTGGCAGTCGTGCCGCAGTTTGAGCCGTATGCCGCGAGCCTTGCCGCTCATCACATCGAAACGGTGGGCGAGTTGCTGGATGCGGATGCGGAAGAGTGCGAGGATTTGCCGCTGGCGAGTTTGCAGGCGGCAGCGACGGAGTTAGTTAAACCAGTTTGTAAACATTGCGGAGGATAGCAACATGACCAGAACCAGTAGTGCGGTAGCCCAAGCGTGCTCGAAAGTCGAGATTAGCGCCGACGGCGTGACCTGGACCGACATCGGCTCAGAAGCCACGACCGTGACGCTTCCCAAGGAAGTTGTCACGACTGGCAGCGTTCCCGTGTTCGATGATGATTACCACGTCACGACTTCGGGCAAGATTGCCCCCATCACCGTAACCGTGAGCGGCGTCTACACTGAGGAGGCGCTGGAAGCCTTTGAGCAGGTGCTGGATGCGTGGGAGATTTCCGGCTGCGGCAAACGCTTGGATCTGCGCGTGACCCCGCGCGGCGGCGGCGTTGGTCAGCGTGAGATCACCATTAGCCCAGGCGTGCTTGTGGGCCTCAAGCCGCCTGACCTCAGCGCAGCCGACGGCGGGCCCGCGTTATTTGAATTCGACATCTTTGGGAATTACAC